AAGCAAGAGCCCCCACCCTGGAGCACAAGCGACAAAGAAGGGCAAGAGCACTCCCCCCCACAAGCACAAACAACCGGGAAAGCCTGACAAGAGAGAAGCGCAAGGGGACCACAGCCAGCCAGGAAAGAGCCGACCGGGACCGGCGCGGCCACACCCACACACCGAGAAGAAAACGGAACCGGCGCGGGGGAAACGAGGGCCGACGCTGGCAAGCAAGCCAGAACGGCGGCGACCGAGGGAAGAAGGGACGCGTGGGAAGCGAGAGAAAAAGCACTCATCAGAGTACCTCCTTAATTTATTTATTCTACTTATATAACGGCTCAAGGCGCTAAACGTAACATGCTGAATGCTGGCCTATGCTGGCCGCGCAGGCCGAACAAAGCAGACGAGCACCCACCCACCCCCACTGTGTTCTCACGTAGCCAGTGACCCACCCGACCAGCTCACCAAGAAACCGGCCACGGAAGGCAAGCCCGGAAACCAGCCGCCAACAAGCGAAGCGAACGCCCCAACAGGAGAACGGCCCGACCACCCGGAAACAACCAACCGGACACAAAGCCCAAACAAGCGAGCAGCGGAAGGGCACGCGAAGCGCAGCCCGCACGTCGCCGCGAACCGCGGAGCCCAAGCAAGCGAGGAGCCGCCCAAGCAACCAAGAATGGCGCTAGCCGTGCGAAGCAGACCACACACGAGCACACACACACACACCGTCACCAGTTGGATAACTACTTTCGGAATTGGCGGCGGCGGGCCACAAGCAGAAAGCAGCACACCCAACGCAAGGTCGCCCGGTGGGGTAGTGGGGCAACGAGAAGACTAAGCGTGTATAATGTTAGCCCTGGGTGGGGAGCCGGGCGTCGGAGGTGCGAAGCACCGAGCTTACCTTGCGGGGTGTGCTATGCTTACCTGCTGGCCCGTCCGTCCGCCTTGCACTATGCTCACCACTGCGGCAGCACGGCTATTGACAGCACTATATGAGCCATCGCCAGATAACGTGGAGGGGTAGCGCCCCGGCCTGCTTCGCCGTGAAACTGGCGATTGTGGCCGGGGCGCTGGGGTCCGTACCTGTGCAAGCGTAGGGGTACCGTGAAGCTACGCACAAGTGGCGGCGCCTGGGTGGATGGGTATGCGGTGATCGGGCTGCGCTGGTGGTGGTGTTGGTGGATGGGTGGGCGTGCCCGATCTGCCGCCTGGGTGGAGTGGTAAGCGCGGCCACGCTGTTACCCTACTCGTACCAGTTGCCTGCTATCTTATGCTGCAAGCAACGCGCCGCCTGGTGCTGGGGTCTGTGGTGGATGGGTAGGCGTGGCGTTGCTCTACTTCTCTATCATTCGCTTTTTATTCTTAGTCACGCTCGTATTACCCGCTACTCTGCCCCTGGTGACAGCTTACGTAGCGCTACCACTTATTGAAATCTGCTACTTTGCGGGCTATGTTAGCTTCGCGCATTCCGTGTATATTCGTCTCAATCTCTTCACTGCCTGTCTGGCCTGTCGGTGTGATTCTGACGGGAAAATACTACGTACCATATAACTACCAAATTTGTGCTCATATAGCTGTGCTTTTTTAGAGTGTATCTAACAACGATAAGCCGCCTATAGAGCCGATTGATGAACGGTGCTTCTCTGCGTTTGAGCGTGAACTTTTTTATATAACGATAGTTATATGGTACGTGATATCTTTTCGTCAATTCCGCACCGACAGGCCCTTAGCGCCTGCGGCTCTTTGTAACAAGCAAAGGAACCCTGATCGAGCCATTGCTCACGATCAGGGTTCCTTTGCTTCGTCACTACAGTGGAAAAGGATGGTGTTTGTTTGTTGTTTCAATCCCTTAATCGGGCTTGGCCTGGGAGTGCCAGGCCATACATTATTTGGTAGTAGAAAGGATATTGAGAATATATCATATCTTTTCCAAGTTGGCAATATTTCTATATGCGTCTTTCTGTATCATTTCCCCTTTTCTTCCCGCTCTCCAATTACGCTCACCATGCAAAACACAGTTTGCTTTACACTTATGTATTTATGTGGTACATTCACACTAGTGCAAAACTAACTGATGTTTGCGCTAGTATGAATAGTAAGGAAATTACTTATGCCAGCACTGTACAACTTCTCTCATCCTTTGACGGATGCCAACATCATTGAGATCAATAATCTCACTTCTTCGTTCAGGGATGATCTCAATGTCCACTTCACACGCTCGGACGTGGTTGATATCCCCGTCCAGATCAACCCCACTGAGTCTATCGCTCCGCAATCCCGTAAGTTGATCGACGACAATATTAATGCAGATGAGTGTCCCCGCGGACGAGTATATGTTCGCATGCCAGGCCACGCCGACCTTGCTGCAACCATGGCAATCATGCTCAATACCCGCTTGTATGTCAATATCATTCGTCTGGCTCCTGTCCCTGGTGCTGTCCCAACAACCTACAAAGTTGTGGAAGTGACCGAACTCTAGCCTTCTTACTCTTTCGTCCCTTGTAGATTGTCTTTTATATATCTCTCCTTGTATCATTAATTGCTAAAGTTGCATCTGAGCATAATGATACAAGGAGATGCACGCTAAATCGTAGATGTTGGTAGTATGGTCTGAATTAAGAGAAAGTGTGAGAATTATGAACGCATTACGCTCAACCTCTACCGCGCTCGCCTCAGTCAAACCAAACTATGAAACTATCTTTGTCGAGCAATCTGGCAAGTTGCGCGAACTCTCGGCAAAGTTTCTTAATGCGTCCTCTTATACTGTGTCTTCTGGTGCGAGCGTGCTGGAGAATATTATCTTCAATCTCTCGTTCATGTGTTCTATCCTCCGTGCTCATTCCCGCCAACCCTCTCACTTTCAGGAACCCTTCCAGCTATTACTGGCTGAAGCTCTCCAACTTGCTTCACTCACAGAATGCTATTTGCAAAATTATGGTCGGGCTATGCAGGCGGCTAAAGAGGCTGAACGCTATGCAAAACAATGGCACTCTTACGATCTGTTAGCATCCTCAATCCTGCGGCAGTGCTTTGTATCGCTCTGCCTTGGTAAGTCACGTTTGCGATTGGCTCAGTACCAACGTGCTGCTGACATTATTCAATTCTGCTCACAGCTTATGCAGTCTCATATCCTGGTTGGCCTGTCTGAAGCTCAAGCTAGCGCTGGCTTATCTTGTCATGAACACCGTTCCACGTTTCAAGCGGCTATTAAGCTCTATCCTCATTTTGAGGATGATCCAGATTATTCATTCTGTTATTTTGGCCGTGCTCAATTTCGCATTAGTACGGCTAGATATCACATAGCCGCCGGTAATGCTAACGCTGCTCTGACCGATCTTGACACGGATCAGCCAGTGTTCCCTGGTCGTGATGCCAACTCAGTTGATGCTCAAAGTGTGCTGGCTGAAACACTGATCAGTCTTGAGTCTGTGTGTGTGGTGGATGCTGTGGTGGCTCTGGCTCACAAGGCTGTGGCTATGGGTTCGCGCCTGCACTTTAGCCAGGCGCAGGACATGTATGAGGCATTGCTGCAATCCCCTGCTTATCTACGAAACAAGAGCAAAGAGCTTGCTCACCTGCGTGAACTTGTAGTGCGTTAGTTCTCTAATTTAGAAAGGTATTCCTATCATGGTTCTGGTCGTCAAAAAGTCTGACAATCTTCCTTCGTATATGTATCCTGCTCAGTACGCGCAATATCCTGAGTTCCTTGCTCGTCTACGTGTGATCAAGCAAGCTCATGATACTGTTTCTGATGCTATCCATCTGTCTGTGGAATTAGTAATGGAGTCTCCACACAGCTCGCCTGATGCCAAATCCGCTGCACTGGCCGAATACAATGCTGCCTGTAAAACCGCTGATGATGAGCGTAAAGAGGCTATTGACCAGGCGCATCAAGACTTGAATGTCCCGTACCTGGTTGACTGTCAAGCTGCTATACAAGCAACCGGACAAGCGGTATTCCATAATGAGATACCGCTTTGGGATGGCTATATCTCAGATGTTCGCTCTGCTTCTGTTCGAGTGCTCGATAACTCTGATGATCAAGTTGAGATTATTGTACATCGTGTGACTGTGATGAAGCGCTCCGACCTGCCTGGCTTTGGCTTTGGTGGTCCACTTCAGGTCATGGAAATGCTGACATGGGAGGCGATTGAGTATCCTGAAAGCCTCGAAGTTTCCTACTGGAAGAAAGCGGTTGATGCATGCCAGAGGAAGATTGACGAGGGTGTGTATGCTGACTCTTGTGTTAAGGCGGCTAATGCTGGTCTTAATGATCCGTTTTGCTGCGTGTATAAGCGCAATGACGGTAACTATGATCTGATCTCCGCTAGCTTTTCTAGTTTTAATAATTTGGATGAGCGCGGCGTAAACGAGAAACTAAAAGATTATAATGTTCCCCTGATCGGCTGGGAGTAGTTTATCGCAATGACAGGAGTGCTCTAACCACACTCCTGTTCTCTTTCTTGGAGGCTTCGCATTATGACGTTTTACATTCATCTCTCTGATCCGCTTATCCATGTTCTTCTGCGCGTTCTTTGTGATCTTGGCTATATTGCTTTGGTTTCCTTTGGTTTCTTTCTTGCTGTTTTAATTGTCCTTCTGATATCTCATACATCTTATAATGATGGCTATGATGATGGCAAGCAGCAGATAGATAACCGCAAGGATCTTCTCAAATTGTTCCGTCGTTTTCGTCCTCTGGGTGCGCTTCTTGAGCGGATTGGATTGTGAGGCAAGATGATGATGAAGCTGAGCAATATATATTTGTTTATTGAATTTTCTCTAGTCGTTTTCCTGCTACTTGGGATGATGCTCGTTTGCTCATTCTCCCGGCCTCACGCATCCAAGGCTGCTGCGCCTGTTTCTGTTGGCTCTGGCTCTTTTGCTAACCCTGTCCATACTGACTCCCTTAGTAGCCTGGACTGCTCGGTATGGCACTTCGTTATTACTGGAGTTGGCCGTATAGATCTGTGTACTGACCAGGCTATGATGAGTAAGCTGCGACCAGGACAATACATAACTCATCTGATGGGTGGGGGTCCATCGTTACAGAAGTATCGTGTTATATCTGTTTCTTTTAAGCGTAAGATACTATTTGTTAAGAATGTAGGTATTTAGCTGTGTTTGGGTTGCTTAATCTGTTTGTGCCCCGGCCTCGTTTACGGTCTGATAAGTTTATTGGTATCGGGAGTCATGTCCAACTGAAAAATAACTCGTGGTCTGGCTTTAAAGGCTGCATCGTTGATATGCAACATGACCACGAGGGTGTGTTAGTATTCGAGGTTTGTCTCGATCCTGCTGCAGAGGGTGAGCCAGATGGGCCGATTGTCCCGGCTGATATGTCTCAATTGGAGTCTTTGTAATGGCGAAGAATATAGTAAGGAGTAATAAATAAATGCTTGTTATAACTGGTAGTACTATCTCACATGCAAATAAAGCGTATGTGCGTGTCTCTGCAGACACTGACGTAACGGATGTGGTCTTGCAGCCTGGCGCTACTCTCCGCCAAACTCTCTACGTTATAAACGAGGGTAAACACTCAATTACATTTGCGCCTGCTGATAAGAGTAACATTTCTGGCGATACTCTGAGCGTGGTTGCCGCGATGACAGCACAACTCTATGAGTGGGATGGTAATCTATGGATTGATAATAGAGCCATAGAAGTTTATGCCCATCCTTGATCTTAGTACCTGCTCTCGCCTCCATATAAGCGTCTCGGCCTGATAACCGCTGCCTCCTGGGCCGGGGCGCTCCACTCCCTTACCGCTTCCCCCAACAAAGCCACACTTATCAAAATATCGTCGTGTCCATCGGCTTGATCGACGTACATACTGAGTAATCCCTGAGATGGTACGCTATATCTTGCCAGGCGTAACTGCCGCCATGCCTCTTGATAGACCTCGTCTGGTGCTTCATCCTGCTTGTACATCTTGAGTCTGCCGCTATTAACTAAGCTCAGAAACTGGTAGGTTAATTTTGATTTGCTGGGCCTTGTGAATTGGAATGACTCTACTTTCTCATCACCTAGCTTCGCCTCTAGTAATGCGGCCATAACTTCACCTAGACCAGTCCGATCAACAATGAGCTTCTTGATACTCCAGTACTCACAGATTGCCGTGATCTGCGCATATTGCTCAAGGTAATGCATTCCGGTCCAGATTTGTTGATGTACCACATTTAGCACTGGCAACCCTAGCTCGTTCATGGTAACTTTAGCTATGGATACTACAGTGCTATCCCTTTTCGTGTGCTGTGCCTCCTGGCCTTGCTTCGGACGGTCCTCTCCACCTAAATCGCAACTTGCTACATAGTAGTCTTCTTCGTCGTTTGGTGTAGCTTCCCAATCATGCCCACCTTTGAGTAGATGTCTCTGTACTTCGTTGAGCAAGAACCCAGCTCCGCTAATCGTGAGCAACCTGTACTGAGTCCTGATCGTGATATGCTCTTCTCCGAGCCGCCTGATCTCGTTTTCTACAAAATGTCGATAGTTGGGATTGATAGCGGCCAGTGTGCGCCAATCATACTCAAAATGACGCTTGATACCATCTTCGCGTTCAAGCTCCAGGTTGTTGGCTCTCACGATAGCTAGCAAGGTGTCATCTGACCAGGCCGTACCATATAAAACTGTAGTTGCGTTTGTGGTTGAAGCCATCGGTCTGAGGTCTCTATCGAACTTGTCTATTGCAACGTCCTGGGCTTCGTCTATCTCAAGGAGTAGGCTGGCCGTGGCACCTACTATATTGGCCTCGGGCCCAGCCGAGAAAAGGAAGATGCGGGGTCCAATCTGAGCGTCTCGTAGGTCGGCGGTCGGCGCAAGCCCTATAATGTATCCATAAGACCGCCACGCCCTATCACGTGTATGCTGGCTCTCAAGCATCTTTAGTAGGCGCATGCGGCTGGCCAGAACCTGGGGCTTGAAAGTAGGTGCTGCTTTGACGATTGAGCCGTCAGGCATGCAGTAGAGTAGGTATGACTCTAAAATTGCAGAGGTTTCATTTTTACCCATCTGACGGGCCATCATAATTGTGAAGGTCAAACCCTTGTGATTGAGCACACTATCAATTATGGCATCAGCAATTTTTACCTGGTAATCGTACATTTTGCGCCTAAGGATATTTTCACTAAACCATTGAACTGATACATGTTTCATATTGACAACTATGCTATCCTTTTCTTATCCCGTTTGAGGGAACTGAAACACTATACTATCCGTTAGAGGAGTAGGAACATGTATGTAACACAAATTGCGCTTTATGGCAATAAGCGCTATCCCCTGGCGCTCGGTTTGATCTATAATGTAGTGGCCGAATATTACAAGCTTCCCGACCTCAAGTTGCTTCAAGCCAGTGCGAGAGACACTGTACAATGGCCTGTCACAACTCCGCCTCTTCAAGTCTACTATCTGGATAGTCTGACTGAGGCATCAGACAAAGATATTTTTCAAGTACGCTTTGGATCGTCCAAAGATGCTCGCGACCTGATTTCTCTCTTTGTCTCATTCCACGAAAGCCAGGTGCAAAACATGACTTTCGTTTTCCCGGGTCGTACTGGCCGGGGAGCTGCGTCTATCGTCATTGGCTCCATCAAGTCTGCTGCCCATCAGCTTTCGCTTAATGCCAATGACCTTGATTTCGCTATTGAAGGCTTCACCGAGGTGGGCCTGGCTCTGTATATCCGCGAGCATTCTCTGACCGCCTTTGTGTGGATAGAGCCGCTTAACCGGTATCTTCATTTTAAAGAAGACCCTGGCAAGATACAAGATGTTCGTAAGGGTAGAAGGCAACTCTAGCTCACTGATCATGTGAGCTGGCTGTATTAGCTGGCTCACTCTTATTTGTCCCATACTCCTGCGACACTCGCCATGTTCTCAAATCGATCTGTAGATCTTCTGAAGCATCCTCACTTACTGGCTTGCCCATCTCGTCATATCCGACTAGGCCGACCCCTATTACTGCGGCCAGTGCTCCGTACCCTCTGCTATCCTGGTATATCCTTGCTGTCTTGCCGCTCTTAGTTGTGTAGTCTCCTGCCTTAATCATGCTATTTCTTCCAGTTGCCCATACCCTTAACGGCCTCTACAACATTAAAATCTATTCCTATATCTGTCGCCTTCATAACTGTGAAACGCTCTTGATAGTCTTTATCAAGTAGGTTCGCCTCGTCTATCACTGCTTGTTGTATTTCCTCTAATGTGCATATCCCTTTATCCATAAGTATCTTTGTTGTTGCTGTCATTTCCACTCTTAGTATGATTGTTATCTCTCGGTGGTCCTTCACTGCCTGAAACTCAGGATCATCTCTTGATCGCGTCCCTAGCTGCCACCCGGCGAATACGTTGCGCCATTTGGCTATTCGATTCATCGTCTGGAAATATCTTTCTGATAATGACATCTTGTCTAACTTTCTATAAGCAAAATACGAATTTCATAACTTGCGGCCAGGCTCCCGCCCGTGGCCACCGCAATGATCTGGCTCTTGAGGTCAAGCACCCTCTCTTCGTAGTGATCGAAGTGTACCGCAATCGTGGTATTTAGCGGATCGACGAAATTTATAGTGGTCCCTATATTACTTGTGTAGCTGCTATGCAGATTTGTGCGATATGTCTCGCCCGTCACTCCTGTGCTGGTCCCATCGTATTTGAGCAGTTCGTTACGAGCAATCACCGTAAATTCCCACTCTCGCCGACCCGGACCCAGATCGACATAGGCCAGGCTGCCATCTGCTCGATATGTCTCTTTTCTTATGCGTGGATGCTTGACTCTATAGCTATCGGGCTTAATAAAGTAGCCCGTACCATCGAGGATAATTTCACAGTCTATACCAATAGTTGCCACTTACACAATTCCTTTCACGGATAGTGTAGGTGGCGGACACGATAAATCGGTCCCTGCGGGTTCGATACGAGGGTTCCTAAATTGCTGGCTGATGGGCTTCATCACCTGGCTCGTCTCTACCCCTGGCGCGCTGTTTAACTGCGATATAAAACCAAACTGCTGTTTGTCGCTATCAAATAATTCCAGCACACCATTCACCTGGCTCTCGTGTATTCTGGACGTGGTGCTGTTCCCGTTGTCGCGGATATTCACCATCGTTCCATCTATGGAGATAACAATATCCCTTAGTTTCAACGCCTCGCATATTGTCTGTATAACTTGCTGTAGTCTTATATTCTCGTTATGCAAGTCATTTTGCTTTGCGCGTAGCGTCGTCACTTCCTCGCGTAGCGCGCTGATGGCCTGCGCCTGATAGTCACCCGCGTTCTTCTGCATTTCGCTGGTGGCCTTCATAAAACCGTTGCGCACTGCGAGAAATCCTCCTATGATTGTGCCTATAATTAGGACTGTGCTCACAATGCTGGTGACATTATATAGTGTCTGATCCATCCTCCCTAACCTCCTCAACTGTAAAACGTTCAGCTAACCCCATCCATAACTTTGCAAGCTGATGGGGTTTTCTTTGATACCTGCACTCTACTACATCATAGATTTTATCCCCGATGTAGTAGATTATCTTCCACGTCTTCATTATCTATAAGCTCTACCCATCCCTACAATCTTGTATAACGATACGGTATATCGCCCCAGTTGGCGCGAGATGAAGATGCGAAGTCCCTCTGTTGTTTAATTTCGGTAAGTCTATCTTCGAACTGTTTCATCCTTACCTGTGTCATTGCAAGCCAATTTTTGGGGATCTGGGTATCATCTATACGATCACGCAGCCCCCCATCCTGAAAATCAAAGTTATCGTTGGTCGGCACCTGGTAAGCCTCCATGCAATAAGCGACCGCACCCAGTACAATGATGTCCCTGTGGATCTCTGGTATCGTGCTCCCGCTACTATCAAGTTGCTGCTTGTTGGCGTAAAACACTCTCATTATCAGAGTGTTATCCTTGGGTAACTCAGTTGGGCTCATATTGATTGTGAAGCTGGGCGAAGTCAGGTTTGTCGGGTCCGCGCCTGTTCGCCCTACCGCGCCCATTGCTCCCATGTTGCCGCCTGCTGCAAGCGCGGTATTTGAGTCATACAGATTGGAGTACTCCGAGAAAGCGCGCTCTTGTGGCTGCCATATCATAACTCCGCTACTATTAACCGTGGGAGGAGATGGCTGGCCAGTCAAACTACTATCAGCCGTAGCATCTGTATACGTAGTGCTGGTATTATCCTGGATCGCCGTCAGAAGGAAGAACACACTGGCTCCCACCTTTGTCCTGTAAATGTTTCTGCCGATAATATTGTTGGTCGCTATTCCTGGCTGCAATGGTTGGCTTGGCCCGATTGGTATAGTAGTCAATCTGACCTGGTCATTTCCTGTAGTTGTGGTTACGCTCACAGTTGCGCCTGCTGTTGTCTCGCCTCCCTGCGTGAGATATGTACAGAGATACTGATAAACGCCTGAGCTTAACCCTGCGCCTGCCGTCTTAGCCGCGCTTGGTGCTGATGTGGGTGCTGCGTACCCGCTGCCATACACCTGCAACGGATAAAGTACTTTCTCAATCCACATGACCGGGTAGCTAGCATTCCATGGTGTTGGGTATGGGTAAGTCCTTTGATAAGGCTGCATCTGCATGTCCGTAAAGGCCACGTTAGGATAGTAGGCGCTATACCTGTCTACTGCTTTATCGATGGCTCTATCGATGTCGCTTGTCTGCCACCTCGTCGCGCCAGTGTCGAACAGATCTTGACGTACCATCGTTTCGACATCGCTAAGAAGCATGATTGTCTCCTCCTGTAGTTGGTCCCGCTGGTAGTGGCGTGCTCGGTTGCGATGGCGGGAGCTGCGTAGGTGGTGGTGCTGGCGTCATTGGATGAAACGGTAGTGGCGAGCGCGGGTTGAATATTGGTAGGAGATCATCCCCGCCACTGCCATTCTGAAACATATTCATCTCCAGTATGCAGGCCTCGATGGCTGCGCTAATAATATACATCTCAGGAATTGGCAACTTGAACGCCCTGAATATGTTGCCTACCATGTTCACCGCGGCATTCTTCTTGTGCTCGCTGTCCACGCTGCTATACTGCTGCTCTACGCTATAGACTGCCATTCGAGTAATCTCTGTCAGCGCTGCTCTTTGCTTCTCAGGCAGGTTTTGTTCGATCGCTTTATAGCAGTAAAGTGAAACAGCTATAAAGATTGGCAATAATAATAAAACCACGTTGCTAATAATTCCGCTTGTATTCATCCCTACTAAACTCCCTCTAGATCTAGCTTCATCTCAAAAATTGCTTTCTCCGGCAAGTAATGCACTTCATCCTTAAAGATCCTGGCCACCGCGCTCTGACTCGTGCCGACCAGTGGAGCCTGGTCATTCAATGTGACCACATCAACCAACTGTAATGCCGGATTGAGCGGAACCGTTACGCTATGCGCTACCTGGTCGCGTTCCTCCTGGGCGAGTATGAATGCGGCCTTTGTTGCGCACAGTCCGGCTGTAATAAGCTTTGTATCTGTATCTATTTCAACACGCTCCTGACCTGTCACGTGCGCGTGTGTTGTGTCGTACGCCTCGCCGTTGGTCACTGACCATAGAAAAGAGCTCACCGGCGGTAGACCTGTCACAACCACGTGATTGCCGCGAATATCATCGCTGCCCAGGACAAGCGTCTCGATCTCCGGTGTGTATGTCCACACACTTGTATCTCCGCTTGCCAGTTCCTTGAAGATCATCGTTTCCGTTTGATCGAGGTAATATTCCAGCCATCCAATCCTGCATAGCTCGTCTAGTACTGCGCGATACGATTGTCCAGCATGCAAGATAAATGCGACTATGTTGGTGCTCATCTGGCTTGTGCTTGGTACTGATATGTTTAGCAGCCCAGCCTTAGCGCATACTTCCTTGATCATGTAGCTCAAGGTCTGATTTATGTAAGTTACTTGATAGCGATTCTTGTGATCAAGCACATGCGATAAATCCAATGCCTCTAACACGATATGATTAACGCCTGGCGAGCGCTCGAAGATAATGGCCTTAATTCTGTAGGTGCCAGTGTTGACTACCTCGACCGTCGTTGGTGGCGATCCGGTCTTATACCCTTCGCTCAACACGAGCTTATTATTCAATCCAAACGGTTCGTATGTCACACCATAGTTGCTGACCAGGCTTGTTATGGCGCTTCCAGCATTGTCTAATGCAACTGCTAGCGTGCTCGGCTTGTTTATATCGTCCGATCTTTTATACTCAATGATCTTCGCGCTCATATCAGCGTATTGTGTAGCATCACTCTGTAGATATGCATTGGAGTAGAACACCTTCGTCATGGTGGCCACAACGTACTTCTGCCTTGTGTCGCTGGGGGTCTGTGCCTTCTGAATAGTCGCACCGAAATAATAGCTCATATCCTCTAATATGAAGCCATTGGACCAATGTATCAGATCAATGCTCTGTCTTACTCTTGGATATTTGTATGCGGTCCCTGTATATGTCCCATTGTCAATTTCAGTGCAAATCATGTTATAGATGCCATCAAACAAGGCTATTTGTGGCACGATCCTTATGATGTTTGCTCCATTGACGGAAGGCGCAATATCCTGCAGCGCTGTCCATGTCACTCTATTTGATGTGGCTGTTGCTAAGTGTAGCGCGTAGAAATCAGAGTAGATCACATAGTAAAGCGAGTCTGCGCTATGCCATACTACTGCTAATCCTGAATCATTTCCTACATATGTTATGGCTGGTAGGCTCCACGTCTGAAGTGCGCTCCATGCGCCACCTGAGAACACAGACGAGCCAATAGCGTCGCCTGCAACAACATCATAGAGGAAAAACACATCATTGTTCCCTGCGCTACTTATCCCCTTTGTAAGTCCTGCTGCTGGTGGTGATAACACTGTCGTGGCTGATCCGCTCCAGCTCGTACCATTGTTCGTGCTGGACCAGGTGAAGATAGCGTTTCCTCCGGTGCCCTGCTGTGCGAATGCTCTGATCGTCCCGCTATTGTTGGAGACAGCGCACCCGCTATCCTGTGCCATATTTCCGCTGCCACCTGTTAGCGTTGTCCATGTCTGCCACTGGCTAGCGCTCGTCACATCTGTTATTCTTTGCCACTGAAAATTCTGTGAGAATGTTGTGATACCGGCTGGATCTCTCGTTAGCCGTACCCTTATGATGCTTCCATCATTTGCCACGCATGCGCTACTGAATGCATCTGTATTGCTGGTTGTGACAGTATTCTGCAGGTGCATCACCTGGTCCTGAGCTGAGAGTGTTACGGCTGGTATCCTTGTCTTGGCTCCCACTGCCGTTGTGAGTGTCCCACTTAACGATCTAACCATGTGTGCCCTCGTCATCGACTGGCGGCGCAACCATCTCTCCACGCAGTTGCCGCTGGAAGGCCTCTATCATCAACGCGCTAGCATTCTCTGGCTCGTCCAGTTCGCAAGTCTGACGCAGCATCATCAATCTGGAGTGCTGGCTCATAAACTTGAGACTCGTGTTTATGCGCTCGAAAGCTGTCAACTCGCTGATGTCCACTCCATCAAGCAACTGCTTAATCATTCTCTCGGCACGATCAACCTGGTCATTTATGCGCGTAAGAGTATCGTGCCTTCTCCTGGATCGCTCGTTTTTGCTGAACCATTCCGGCTTTTGTGCTTGTTGATCTATCATCTATTCACCCCCTATTCGCCCACCTACTGTATGTATCCCTGTGTGTAGAGACTGACTGTACAATTCCCGCTATTGGCCCGAATATCGATCTTGCCATTGCTATCAAGCTGCACAATGCCATTAGCATTTAAGAAGCTGTTAGCTACTTCCAGATTGCCCAGCGCCTGATAGTTTGACAACGTAGCCCCATGTGGACCTATCTGTATATAGGTTCCGGTGGTTGGGCTGGTGAAATTGGCAGCATAAACAATACCTAGTGCTCCTGTTGGGATGCCACCATTGCCAGTTATTTGGAAGTTGCTGGTCGTTCCTGAGTTGATTGTGCTCCCGTTCACCTGTTGGAAGCCTGTCACGAACACGACGCGACCAGGGGCGGGCACTGGTATGCCCTGTGCTCCGTTGGGGTACATGGCAATCACAACGGCATCGCTCAGGTTCTGCTCATCGAAAAACAACACCGCGCACAAAGCCCCGTATACCGCGCTCGTTCCATCGACATGGTTCGCTATCGGGATATTCTGAAGATAGGTGCTTGTGGCCTCCAGGATGAGGATACTGGCGGTGTAGGTGGCTGGCGCGAATGAGACGAGCACCCCGCGCTTGATGACCTCCCTGACCGTGCGTGTTGTGCTCTTGCCTCGTTTTGTGGTTGTTGGTGTCTTGCTGGTGTGCAGTAAAGATCTTAGTGTTACTACTGGAGCGTGGTGTAGTGTTGTGGTCATGCCTCCCCTACCTGCCCTTCTATCATTCCCTGTTGGTCGCCGGGCGCGGTAGGGGCAACCGGTATGATTGATTGCCCCTACCATACAATGATCAAGCGTCGTTTGCGCCGGTACCTGGTGCGGTGCTCAGATCTGCACTTGTGTAGCTGTGCAAGTTGCTACTTGTGTAAGCCAGTCCGCTTACAATACCGTTGATAGCCGTAGCAATCTGGCTTCCCGTTGACGTGCCGCTTGTCGTTACCTTAATCCAGGTATTTATCAGAGGAAGCGTCTGATCGCTTGCGCTCTGAATGTAGCAGTTTACTGCAGGTGCCCAATACGAGCCGATTGGTGCAACCTCGCCACCTTCATACCAACCTAACCCATTCAAGCGTGCTTCTTCCATGAGACTCATAATTTAGTTTCCTCCATAATTAACCAGGTAAAGTTAGTTTCAACTAAATCGACCTGGTGAGCATATGTGATCCAGTAAAGTTAGTCTTAACTAAATCAGATCTGTAATATTAGAACTCGATCCAGCGCATAGACTGAGCTAGATAGCCATTGCTAAACGTCGTCATGAAAGCAATCAGGCCTTTAGCACTACCCGCTGGTAGAAGTACCGGCGCTGATAGCATCTCAACCGGCGTGTTCTGCGGGCCTGGCTCTATTATGAGTACTGTGCCCGATACCGATTGATTTGTTGTTGCATATGTGACATGTGTAGCTATCGCGCTAGCTGCCCCACCTATTTTTGTATTTATTGGCGTAGCTGAATTGCCATAGGCTGGATCGCTTGTTCCTGTTGTTAATTGCTGTATGCTAGGGCCTCCACCGTTAGCCATCCTGACCGAGTAGATCAAAATGCTTTTGCCGGAGTTCGCAGGATTGAACACACTTAGAGCATACGTGTTCGCATTCAAGCTGGGGCTGGTATTATTCACTATGAAATCCTGCCCAGCAATAACCGCCTGTCTGATAAAATCCTGCGTTATCAATCTGCCGCTGGCATCGACCTCCAGCGCCTGGCCGATGCCTGATGGATTGAGACCTCCAATAAGATCCGAACCGTCCGAGTTCGTAAATCCCATCTTATGATGCCTTTACGCGATACCATAAAGCCGCTGTACTATTCCAAACAAACTTAGCAGCCGTAAAATTAGATATCACATCTGATGTTCCGTCTGCTACATTGCTGGTTCCGCTGGCCGCCATAGTTAGCGAGTTACCTGCTGTGCCCTGATTGATGACTGTAAGCTCCTGGCCGTTAATTGTGCCAACGCCTAGAATAATACCTGTCCTGGCTGCTGCAGGTGTTGTAAGTGCCACCCCTACGCCTGCCGTCGCTATGGTGCCATTCCCGCCTGGGTCTGGAGTTGTGGCGCTAACTACGGTGGCTATCGTGCCGCTAACCAGAGTAGAAACCGTCACCCATGCGAATATCCCAGCATCCCACACAAAGACCTTAGACTGACCTCCCCAGATGGTATTGCTTACGCCATCCGCCACGTTTGAAGTACCGACCACATCAAAGGTAATTGACTTGGCTGCAGCACTTTCATTAGCCACCACGCATATCTGCCCGGTAAACCCACCTGCCTGCATAATCACGCCTGTGCGTGCCGCGGCTGGATTGAGTAGTGCAACGCCCACCCCGCTGGTCGTGATGGTGCCACCACCACCTGGGTCTCCAGGTCCTCCTGATGGGAATACTATTGTGCCGTTTACATTGAATGAAGTTGCTGCATACCAGAGGCTCGTGCTGCTGTCCCACACGAACAAGCGGCTTTGTAGACCATAGATGATACAGTCAGTTCCTTGCGCTACATGACTTGTGCCACTGGCCGCAAATGTCA